CCTTCGCGTACCAGCCTTGTTTCTGTCGGGCCTGGGTATGATGGCCGCACTGGTCCTGGTGGCCTGGTTGCTCCTGACGGTTACGCGTGGATGTTCGTTTCTGGCCCTGTGGAATATGCGATCGACGCGCGAACCCGGGTCCTGAAAGAACAAGCGAATGCTCGTACGAACTTGTGGGCTGCCCGTTTCCAACGGACTTGTTTAGTACGTATAGAGGATTGCGGTATTTTTGGGGTGCTAGTAAAGGTGGGGTCATGACGGTATGTAATCCTGAGTCGCCTCGTCCTGTCCCACCGTCTGGCGGTGGCAGCATGGCCCCTGATGCGTATGCTACGCCTTGTGCGTCTACGGATGGTCGCCTACTCCTCCTGAATATTACGACCGGGGCCCTCACAGAGTTGGACGGTTCCCCCATTCTTGATGGTGCTACAGCGGTTGCTTGTACTGGCATCGAGACAGATTACGAACTTGTTTGTGCGTCTACGGATGGTCGCCTACTCAAGTTCGATGCTATCGCCGACACCTTCACTGAACTGGATGGTAGCCCTATTTTGGATGGTGCGACTGGTGTTCCGTGCAGTACCCCAGATTCTCGTCGGCTGGCTGCTTCCGAAATGTTTTGTGTGCAAGTACCGGAGGTTCTAGATCCGTGCGGGACGTCTGTAGAAACGTTCACGTTCCCGGCTAATATGGTGCTAGACATTGTTCGTATTTCGAGCCCTGCGCCTGGCATTTATAACATCAAATATGTGTTAGGGAATGTTGCAGATGCTGATTATGTGCAAGCAGCGTTGACCGCGTTCGACATTCCCGATACTCGCGTCCTTGAAGATATCGGGCCAGGCTTCCAGTTATGGGTTTCCGATTTGAGTCTGTCAAATGTCACCAGACTTTCCCCGTTGGAAGTTGGGGCGCAGCTCGACACGATACAAATACCTGGGGCATTACCTGGCGGGTGTGTTGACCCCGCACCTCCTGGTGCATATGCGACAGCTAATGGGTTTGTCGATTCGCAATTTTCCGCCCTGCTTGACGGTCAGGGCACTGGCCCTCAGGTGTTGGATATCACTTTTGAGGCGCACCATTTCACTGCTCAGGTTCCTGGCCCGGCGTATTCCGCGATTGTGGAGCGCCGTAAATGGCAGGAAGTTGACGGGACTGTCACCGTTGAGGATTGGTTGATTGATTCTGCTACTGGCGCCGAAACGTTAGCCTCAACGTTCCCGTTCGGTTCGGTTTGGGCTGCTGGGCCGTGCGATTCGGGCACTGTTGAATGTGGTGGCGGAACGGAGCTGGTACCGCTCGCACCACAAACACTTGAAGGTGTACATAATTATATTGCGTTATTGGACATGGTGATTGATAATGGTCAACCGTTAGAATCGTTAGGGATTGTTGGTGGTGGCACTACTCCGAACGGTGTTGTTACGCTCAGCAACGCTGTTGATGGCGTGTATTGGGCGCCTTCGCAAACTCAAGTGATTATGAGAGTCCCTGCGTCATGTCCTGACGGGTTTTCGTTTACGCAGATAGACGATAATGCTGCGGGGTCCTGGCTGTTTGGTACACCAGTCACATATAACTTTGCGACTGACCCGACCGGCAGCACTTTCGCTACGCAACTGATAGCGGAAACAACAGCTGCACTTATCGCTATGGGGGTACCGTTCTCCCAAGTTGTGATCCAAGGGCTGACGGTGAGTGGTACGCAAGTCAATTTCCAGTTGGAGATTGAGAAAACAACGCCACCTGCGGCAGGCCTCGCCGTGCAATACCTAATTTCCCCATCCTACGCTACGTCAACGTTCCAGTTCCAACCTCAAGATGATGACGAAGCAGACTGGGTATTCCCTGCCCCTCCGATCCTCCCTGACGTGATCACGAACGTACGGTTAGAAGTGCATGGTGATTGGTCCGGCGTTCTCGGTCCCGACGAGGTTTATGCTGGCCTAATTTTGAATGGGAAACATGTTCCTGGCACCTGGAACTTTGGTGGGGCTGCCCCGTACATGACGTTAGGAACGCATTTTGGGGCTGGACCGACGATTGATACGTTCGATGCTGACCTTACCGGCAGCGACGTTTTCACCGGTGCAATGATGTTTTTACGGGTTTGCCGTACACGATTGTGCCTGCTGATCTGAACAACATGGCGGCATGGTTGTTCGTCAACGCGATTGGGAACACGCAACAAATTGATGGGTTGCGGATCATTGTGGAAGGCGCATCGTATCAGGCGACTGGTGATAGCACTCCTGCGGACCTGGTTGTCGTATGTCCTGAGCAGATCACTGAAATTACGGACGCTATCGCGGCTGCCGGAGTTCCTACCCCTGTAGCGCCAGTATCGCCACGGTTCATCGCTATCGACGATTTCGGGTTCGCTAGTTTCACGTACGGTCCTGACTCACGATCGTTCTCGATCGTGGTGTTATCTGGTTCCGTCACGTTCTTCAGCCCGTTCGACGGTTCCTTCACGCTGCTCGCTGGGGAACAATACCAGTGGGATGGCCCGTTCATTTCCGGCTCGTTGAGCGTGCAAGGCAACTCGGTAGGGACTCGTGCTCGAATCAATTATGAGGGGTACTGATGCGCAGGACTATCGCTAGAGGTAAATTGTTTCATTTGGAGTATGGGCATGATGGGTTCCCTCCCGTCACGACTATTCGTGTGACGGTCGGTACGGAAACGTCAGAGGTTCAGGTGCCGTCCGATCCTGCAAAATACCAATCATTGCTGGACGATATCGGCTGGTCCGTGCAAGCCCGCCTTCTAGGTGAGAAGGCTGTGCGTGCCCCGTTTGCCGAGTCGGTGGAACGTGTCGTGAAAGCTACTGGCGAGTATGTGCCGCCGAAAGAACCGAAGAAGCGGAAGGCTAAGAATGGCTGACAGTTCTTACGTTCCCGCTACTGGCGGAACACCGTCGTTCGGGTTGCCCGCACCACAAGTACGGTTAGCGCAAAATAATAATGGTGTGCCAGTGCAGGTCAGTAACGATAATCCTGGACTGTTGCAAACACCGATAGATATTGCCCCAGCTAACCTTATCCAAGTGGTGGTCCAAGATATTCCTGAAGCCGTATTCAGCACTCCAGGGCTAGCTCTCTCATTAGAGATGGTCGCGTTGCGACGCCATAAACGTGTGACTAATCGTGGCGGGTATGCTCACGGTGCTCATACTGTCCCGTCAGGTAACGGTTCGTGGAGCCGTGGCGGTACGCACCGCGACCATGTCGGGAACTTGCTCACAATTCAACGGCAAACGGAATGGTTCCCGGCGCAGAACGGTGAACTTCTTGATGTGACCGCCGGGCCTTGGTCATATATGCAGACGATCACATGTTTTTATCGTGATCCTACGGCTACAACAAAGTTCGCTAATAATGCTGTGCCAGTGTTGACATCAACATTGTTGCGGAGACGTTACTATGTTCCGCCGCGGCATAAGTCGTATTGCGATTTTTCGTATGGTCGGTACGCGTTCCGTTGGGCTGCCACTGATTTGAGTGATACGCATTCACCGCAACAACGTGTTAGCGGCCCGTTATCACCGATTATTACTGTAGGTCAAGCGGTACATCCGTTTATTGATGAATGGATTGATTGGGGTGATGGCCCACACAAAGCAGCGACGCTGAACCCTTCATCGAGTGAGAATATCGGTAAAGCGTGGATTGGCGAACGTAGGCAGAACGATGTGTGATGTGAGGATTCTTCCGGGACGGGAAGTGCCCTGTTTGGGTGCTTCCGTAGCGAGAAATGCCCCGTTAGGGTTTTTCTGTGGCGGGAAGAGTCCTGAGATCACATATGTTAGGGAGGCATGATGTGTGGATGTGGTAAGACGGTAGCGTTAGGTGGGGCTGCACGGCGGCTACCTGTTGTGGCAGCGTCGCCTTCAACGAATGTGCGTGCGCAGAAGTTAGCGCGTCGTCGTGTCCTCCCGATAGTTCAGGTGAAGGAGGCGGTCTGATGGCAAAAGTCAAGTTTCGTCCCGTTCGGGTGCATGTGAATACGGGCGTGTTGCGCAGGGGCGTGTGGGAAGTTGACCCTACCTATCCTGGTATCCGAGGCCTGGTGGAGTCTGGTTTAGCCGCATGGCTTGATCATAAAGAAGAAGTATTAGAGAACGATGCTGCACTTGATGGTGTGGCGGAAGAAGGAGAAGAATAATGACGGCAACTACTGAAGTCGGTGCTTGCGCCGTACGAATCACTCGGTTGAATGCTGATGGGACACCAAGTACTGGTGATCCTCAAGGCGCGATCGTGATCTGTTCCGGCATCATCACATTCAACCCCACCCCGGAGATCGAAACGGGTGATGAGATCGGCCCGGTGAAAGATTCTTGCGGCAACATTTGTGTTTCGGGGAAGCGTCCTGACCCTGGCGTAAAATGGATGAATCTAGAGATCGAGTTCTGCAAAATGTCATTCGACCTTGCCGAATTACTCGGTCAAGAAACATTGATTCTTGACGGGGCTACCGTTGTTGGTTCCGCCATTGAGGCCGGTGGCGGTTGTGGCAGCAACCCATCGAACGAATATGTTGCTATCGAGGTTTGGGCGGAGAACTGGGAATGTTCGGGCCCACTCGCAGGAAACGAATACAAACGGTATATTTACCCGAAAGCCATCGGATATATTACCCCTAGCAGCGTGAGTGGTGACCCGACCTCCTACACCTGGAGCGGTATCGGGTATGCGAACCCGAACTTCGGTACTGGCGCGTTCGCTGATCTGACTCCGGCTGTCGGTGCTACTTCGGTGCAGGAAAAGCGGGACGCGTCTGCTCTTGATGTTCCTACCTGCGCTAGCCCGTACGAATATGTTGCGACCCCATAAGCAGAATGGTGTTGCGTGGGCCGTGTGAATCGTGGGTGACTTGGGGTGACGTATGTTGCCCCAATGTTGTCCTACCTCCAGGGGAGGATGGTTCCCGGTTTGTGACGATGGCGTCCTATATTTTGTGGGCGTTGTCGGGTAAGAAATATTCGGGGACATGTACCGAGGTTCTTCCTATTTGTGTGCCGTGCGGGTGCCGGGAAGAGTGTTGTTGTGGGCATGGTGACCGGTTCGATTTACGGGATTATTGGCCGGTAACACGCATCATCGAAGTTATTGGTGATGATGGCCTCTATGACCCGGGCGAATACCAGTTGGAAGGTAATCGGTACGTTGCGTTGCTGGATGGGGCACGATGGCCGCGTTGTACTTCGCTGTCGGAACCGGGTTTGCGTGTCGAGTTCGAGTATGGGTTGGTACCGCCTGAGGCTGGAAAGTATGCGGCGGGAGCGTTAGCGTGCGAGCTAGCGAAAGCTTGTTACGCGATAGAAGCATGCCGTCTGCCTCGTCGTGCAACTAAGGTAACTTCGCAAGGAACAACATATGCGATTCCTGACCCGTCCGTATTTTTGGATCAGGGCCGTACCGGCATTTTTGAGGTAGACCTATGGTTGGAAGCGGAACGCCGTTCGTTGCTGACTGCGCCGGGCATGTTTGATCCGTTGCGGGAATATCCGCAACCGTTAGGGTAACGGTCATGGCCCGTATTGATGTGAGCCGGATACAGAACATATTACGCGTCCGTGCCTATGATGCTGTCCTAGTCGGTACCGATAAAACCCGTTCCGACATTGCACGCAACAGCCCGGTACGTACCGGCGCATTGCAGGAAGCGTTCACGCAAGAAGTAGCGCAAGGTGGTAGCCGGATTGTGGCTCGTATCAGTAACCCGCGGCCCTACGCTGAGTATGTGACGGAAGGGACAAGGCCGCATACGATCACTGCGGTGAATCGTAAAGCATTATCGTTCTACTGGCCTGCTGTGAGTGCGCGGGTAGCGTTCAAATCGGTGAATCATCCGGGAACAGCCCCGAACCCGTTCTGGAAAGATGGGCTAGAAGTTTGGCCGGATAACATTCGGGAACAATTCTGATGAGCCTGCTTGATGTTGCTGACACGGCGGGCCTGTTGTTAGCGGAAGCCCTATCGGATTGTGCCGGGTACCCTATTGTTCCGCATCGTTCGTCAGGGCCCCCAGCTATCATGTCCTGTTGCGAAACGAACGACCTATGGGTATGGCCTGAACAAGTCCGGTTCCAGCAAGATCGTGCCGGTTGTGGGATTAGCAAAGCATCATTCGTCGCACAATACTTTCTCTGCTGGCCGCAACCTGAAACAGCTGGAGAAACTGGTGGCCCCTTCATCCCCCCTACCATAACAGACCCGGTTGTAGGTAGGTTATGGCAATTAGCAGAATGCGGCTGGTGTGCCCTTATCCGTATCCCTTGCGGTCAGAATGGTCGTATCGGTGATAGTTGTACCGGCTTCACTGTTGATGGCATGAGTTGGACTTCCCCGTCTGGTGGTTGCGTGTCTGTACAATGGCGGTTCTCGGCCATCGTGGCTTGCGGATAGGAGATGGGTATGTCGGAAGATGTTGCGGTTGATCTCACCCCAAACGGGAAAGTAATAATAATTCTTGGTGATCGTGAGGTTGTGTTGCGTATCCCGACCGTCAGGGAACAAGCCGAGTTCACTGATGCGTATCTGACAATTGTGGAGGCTCAGACGGTAGCAGCACAAGAAGCGTCGACCGAACTGAACGCAGTGAAAGATGATGAGTCACTAACGGTAGAAGAAAAGAATCGGCTTGTGATGGCCGCTACACGGAAGATAGCGGCTGCCCGCACATCGTTAGGGGAAGGTGCCCCAATGTTATGGGCACGAATCCTCGAAGTGCTGGCAGGTGAGAAGGTCGACCCGGACGGCCTACCTGTATGGTCTATAGATATTGATTTGCTTGGTACTGTCATGGGGCATTGGCGTACCGCCCCTTTAGATTTCCTTCAGCGAAGAAAGAAGCTGACGCCGTGAAACGCTCTAGCTTGCCGGGAGGTTACGGCTGGCTAGCTTCCTTGTACCGTTCGTTCCGTGGGATACTAACCCCATCACAAATTGATGCGTGCGAGTTGTGGCAACTTGCAGTTCTTGCGGATGGTGATATTGCTGATGCTCCTACGTTGGAGGAACAGTCGTTAGGTGCGCGGGAACGGTTATTGGCACGGCAAGCACAGATAGCGCGCGAGGTGCAGGGGGATGGCTGAACCTATTGAAGCGAGTCTGGAACTTGATTTGGCGGCAGCGTTCGCGTCGTTAGAGGAACTATCCGCGCAGATTACGAGTTCTCTCGCGTCTGCTGGGGCGGATGCTGTAGCGGGCTTGAATGCTGAGCTCGCTAACATTCAGATTGACCCGTCTGTTACGGATTTATCTGGGCTGACGGACGGGTTGACTGGTGCGTCTGACGCTGCGGCTACCGCCGCAGATAGTTTAGGGACCGTTTCTACCGCTACTGGCGACGTTGAGACGGCAGCAACGAATAGTGCTGAAGCAACGAACGGGTTCGTTGACCAACTATTCGGGATGAGTTCCGGGGCGATAGCGGGCGCGGCATCGCTTGTAGGTTTGGTCAGTATTTTCAGATCGTTTATTGATGAGGCTACGGCAGGTGCTGCTGCAGGACAACGAGCGCAGAACGTGTTCGGCACGTTCACTGATGAAGCTCTAACCGTTACTGTCGGTGGTGCGTCACAATCCCTCACAGAGTTTGCTATCAGTGTTGGGTCTGCCGATGAAGCCATTACCGAATCGTTAGCACGTTTCGGGCAGTTAGGGATATCTGCCGGGAAGTCGCAGGAAGAAGTAGCAGGCATGACCGATTCGCTCGTGAAGCTTGCTACCCGAGGTATCGAATCAGGAAAGTTTACTGATTTAGGGCAAGCGTTCGACGCGTTGACTGCCGGGTTCGCTCGGGGTGGTAAAGCGTTACGGGATTTTGGTATTGAGTCGGTAACTACCTCGGCGATACAGGCAGAAGCAACGAAAGTAACTGGGAAACAAGCTGCGGACCTCACGTTATATGAGAAGCAAGTGGCGGGGATTACGTTAGCGGAACGTGAGTTAGCCGGTCAGTTGGATGCGTCGGTCAGTAAGACGCGTAACCTTGCTGATGTTCGCCGGCGCGCACGGCAAGAACAGTTAGCGGATGCGCGGGAGCAAGCAGGAAAGAAACTATTGGAACCGTTCCTACGAGTAGAGGAACAACTAACGAAACTAGCGGTGAGTGCGGCCGGTGTTCTCTCGGGCTTGTTCGGTCCGGTACTTGATGTTGTTGGGACTATCGCCCCAGTATTTGAGGTGTTAGCGTCAGGGTTAGAAACGGTTGGCGGTGTACTCGAACCGTTAGCTCCGTTACTGAAGGGCGTGTTGGCCGGGTTCCTTGCTTTCGAAGCAATCAACGGGCTTGTTGCCTTATTCGGGGTAGTGCAAACAGCGTTCACAACATTCACAACCGCGGTAGGGGTGCAAGCCTTATCGTTGCAAGCAGCGTTAGGGCCGATCGGTCTTATCAGCCTGGCGGTTGGTGCGGTAGTCGCAGCGTTCAGTTTATTCTCCGATTCGGGGGAGGAAGCAAAGAAAGTAGCGGAAGATGCTTCCACCGCGGCAGGTAGCCTTACTGACGCGTTCCTAGAGATAGGGGCAGCGGGCGATGACGCTACGCTAAGCGCCAAACAGATGAACGAAGCGCTGCAACCGTTGATAGATTCCTTGCTGGAAGTTGGTCCTGGGGATATCGAGGAAACAACCGCAACAGTCAACAAGCTTGGGATTACTACCCGCGATTTGCAAGAAGCTGTTACGGGAACGGATGAGGAAGTAGCAGCATTTCAGAAACGGATGGCTGAAGCCGCTGAAGCCGCTGGCGAGTGGAGTTCAGGTACAGCGAAGGTTGTCGTAGGCATAGAAACTACGCGGGATGCGTTGCTTTTAGGATCAAAAGCACAAATAGAATACGCGGAGAGCACCGGAAAAATTAGTGAGGCACAAGCCGCCGAGTTGCGGGCAAGTAAACTGATTACGAAAGCGCGTTATGATGCTGCCGGTGCAGCTAAAGAACTTGCGGCAGCACAAGCCGAGTTCGCGGAACAACAAGGCAAACAGGTACGTGCAACGTTAGACGCCGGAAAGTTGCAAGCATCGTTCACGGATTTTGTGGATACGATCCGGGCCGGAACGATTACAGATACAGGTATAGGACAGTTCGCTGACCTTATTGCTCAAGATTCAGATAAAGTCAAAGCCGCTGCGGACGTGTTAGCGGAACAGTTCGATAGTTTACGGGCTTCGTTCGCGTCAACGTTACCGACCATAAACGATGCGTTCGGTGCGGCAGCCACCGCATTTTCTAATAATGCGAAAAAGCTAGTAGACGCGTTACCGTCTGATGAAGCGAAAGCGAAAGCTACCGAGTTTCTAGACGCGTTTACGGGCGCAGTTGACCCGCAAGTCCTGATCCAAAAGTTGGATGAGCAGACTGCGGCGATCTCGAACTATGTAGCGAACATTGGGAAACTGTTCGATTCTGGGTTTACTGCGTTAGCGCAACAAGCCGCGCAGCAAGGCCCTATTGTTGCAGCCCAGTTCGCTGGGTTACCTGCCGAGATACAAGCCCAACTGAATACGGCATTGGTGAATGCGCAAGCTGGGGTAGCGTCGCAACAGCAACAGTTCGAGGCATTATTACCGAAGCTGGGTGCTGCTGATATTGCCGGGTTCGCGCAAACGTTAGGGCTGAGCGTTGAGCAAGTACTAACGACTGCTATTTCTAATGGTGTGCCTGGTGCTGAAGCGAAAGCCCGCGAGTTAGGTATAAAGATTCCGGGGGGTATTGCTGCTGGTGCGGAAGCGAACGCGGTAGAAGCGAAAGCGGCTGTCAACGCAACGTTGAATAGCGTGTTGGACGCTGGCGATATTATTTTACAGGCGATAGGTTTCCTTGCTTCCACGGTCACGTCGAATACGGTGTTACCGAACGCGTTTCGTCAGTTAGCGGAGGAATCGGTAGGGCAGATGCGTACCGGGTTCATTGTTGGGTTCGGTGATCTTGCGGATGTAATAACTACAGCGTCGGGAGCGGTTGGTGGTGTGGCGGAAGCGTCAGGCCGTGCTATCGGTTTAGCGTTCGATCGTGGGATCGCTTCGGGGATTACAGGCAACAGTGGTGTTATAGCGGATGCTGCGGTGCGTGCTGCTCTTGCCGCGGAACGTGCGGCTAAACGCGCTTTGGGGATCGCTTCGCCTTCCAAAGTTGGTGTGGAAATTGGGGAACAGTTCGGCGCTGGTCTCGCGTTAGGTATTGATCGTTCTCACACCATGGTTGCCGCGTCGGCAGCGTTGCTCGCCGGGCAGGTAGCCACCCCTGTGGACGCTTCCCTGTTTGGGGCCGGGAACCTAACGAATGTTTCCGCTACGGATACTGGACTACTCGCAGCGTTAGACCGCCTAGCTACGAAACTGGATGGGGTGGATGCTTCGCGTACCGTGAATGTTGATGCTCGTGGTGTTGTGCGCCTCGATGCTCGTGAAGTTGGGGATCGTATTGTGGAGGCTATCCGCTAATGGAATGGGGAACGTACGCTAAGTTTGGTTCCACTGTTATTTGGGATCGTGCCGCGTTACAATCGTATTGGGAGGGTGGGATCGGTCCGCGCTGGCTAGAAATGTGTGGGCCGGAATGCGACCCATACACGGCAGGGGATTGTTCACCTGCCCCGTTACCTGTACCGACTGATGCGGATTGGTACGACCCGCTGTTACCTATTTCGTTACAGTTCGCCGGCCTCCTGGTTACGAATATTATTGGTACGGATAGTACTTGGTCACGTGGCATTACGGAGCGGGCTACTGGTGATGGTGGCGTATTCGGTCGTGGGCGTCGTACTACCCGTAAGATCGAGGTGGAAGGCTACCTGATCGGCCAGTCATGTTGCGCGGTAGCATACGGTCTGCGTTGGTTAGCTCGCGCGTTGCAGGACCCGTATTGTGGCGCTGAGAACGCGTGCGGTGGGACGACACTTACTGTCATGGATTGTTGTGCTGCGGTACCGGAAGAACGGTACCGTACTTTGTTTGATGTGGCGTTGACGGATGGGCCGCATATTGCGGAAGATACCCAGATAAGTTGCGGGTGCGGGTGTGCGACGATTACGAAAGTACGATTCACCTTGACGGCAGGTAATCCGTCATTGTGGTTATCGCCTACTGAGGTGATTACGGAAGCAACGTTAGAAACTGGTGTTCCAGTTTGCGAATGGTGCGAACCGGAATGTGTCACTACAGATTGCGCGGACGACCCGGACTGCCCGGAACCTGACCCGCCCGCGTTGCCGGTCATCGCGAATGATTGCGTTTGTTGGCCGCTCATACGGCGTAAACATTGTGCGGCAGTAACAGTCCCGAATAAATGGAGGGATGCTGCGATCATCGCTACCGTAACCGCGGGTGCCGAAGCGTTACGTAATTTGCGGCTAGATTTTTTTGCGAATCCTGCCGGGCAAGATTGCGATGAGATAGCCGGGGATGCCTGCAACCGTTGTGCGTCGTTAGCGGTAACGTATGTGCCGCCATATTCGACGTTGACGGTCGATGGCCGTACACGGACAGTCACCCTGGTTTGTCAGGGGGCGGAACGTTCCGGGGATCGTAATATCGGTTCCGGTACCGGCGGGACGTGGACGTTCCCAATATTGGATTGCACGCCGTATTGCGTGTGTTGGGTAGCGGATGATCGCAATTCGCCTGCTGACGCGACCGTAAGTGTCAGTATCGCGGCACGGGAACTATAATGTTGGGTTGTCATACGTATCAGGTAGCAATAGCTGGTAGTACTGGTGCCCCGACAATTGTGGGTGATCTGCCAACGGTAGGATTGCAATGGGGCCGCATCCAGGATGAAACTTCGCAAGCCACGGTGGACGTTGGGGAATGTTGCGATATGCTCGCCGGGGTGCGGGCTATCCGGCATTCCGTCCTGATTCTTGCGGATGGCCAGTTAGTTTGGGGTGGTCCGATAGTCCGGATCAATTGGCGGACGGGGCGCATTGTTGCTCGTGACGTTTCTTGGTGGTTCGACCGGCGTGTCATTAGCCAGCCTCGTTCATTTGTTGGGCAAGACCTATCGAGCATCGCAGAAACATTATTGCGAGACGCGTTCGCTGCTGACGATCCCGGAATACTCACATGGTTGGATGTGCAGCCGTGTGGGATTATTGGGGATCGCGAATATTCGGCGGATAGTATCCAAACGGTTGGGGATGCGATCCGCGAACTTGCACGTACCGGTATGGATTTTACGGTGTTGGGTTGGCGTGTCCTTATCGGCCCGGAACAAACAACAACACGTCGCCTAGGTGTCCTCACTGATCAACATTTTATGGTTCCCCCCGATGTTATTGAGGACGGTCTGTCGCTTACTACGCGTGCTTGGGTGCAGGGTTCTGGAGTGCTCGGTGTTGCTGGTGGGACTGACCCGTATTACGGGCTTGTTGAACGCTCATGGAATGAGCCTGATATTAAAGATGTTGTGTCAGCAGCCGCGGCGGCACAAACCCGGGTTGACCTGTTGAGTAGCTCTCCGGTATTTGTGGGGGATGAGGCAGGTAACGGGTTCCAATCCGTCCTAGCACCTTCTGCGCCGTTCTCGTTGCAGGAACTTGTTCCTGGTGCGATTATCCGTACAGCGCTTACTGACGCGTGCCGTCAAGTTGCGGCGGACCTGCGCCTACATGAGATACAAGTACGCGTAGCGGAAGATGAACAGGTGAGTATCAATCTGCAACCGTTAGGCACAGTGTAGAATTAGGGGAGGTCATAGCATGTTTCGTGAGTTTCAACGTGCAGAACTACGAATAAGAGCTTTGGAGGATCGTTTGCGCCGGGTAGAGCAACAACGTGACGTAACAGTGGGTGAATGGGTGCTGTCAACTTCTGGACCGTCGGGGCCAGGGCAACAATTGACCGCGCGCAACACGGTTACCAATGTTGTTACTGTTGTGGCGGTAGCGTGATGGCTGAACCTTGCCGTAATTGTGGTGCTGCTGTTTGCGCATGCGTCCTAAATATGGTAGCACCATCGCAGAAGGTTGGTGCTGGTACTGCTGCGTCGCCGTGGACGGTGGAGGCTGGCGTTACCGTGTCCGGCCCGAACGTTTCGGGTACCGGGCTAGCGGCTGACCCGATCGAGGTTACTTCTGCTTGTGAACAGATTGGCGATCTGCCCACTACTGGTGTCGGCCCGACTTTGACACAGAAACTTGTGGTGCATGACTCGGCGGATGATGCGTGCAAGCTCGTGGAACCGTCCTTGCCGGTTGATGCATGCCAGGTGTTGACGGATTACATTACTGCTCCTGCACCTGCGGTTCCTGCGAACACTGTTGGCGGCATCCCCGCTATCGTTCCCGACGGGCTTGGCGGGTTCGACTGCGATTATGTGTTGAACTATTTGAACGTGCAAACCACTGTTCCTGGGGATGCTTCCCCGCTCCCTGGGGATGGGTCCACGCTTGTTGCGTTGGCCCCGAATGGGCAGGCTCTAAAGTTCACTGCTGGGTGCGGCCTGAACTTGGTATCGAATGGGATTAGTTCCCCTGGAACTATCTTCGGTTCGGTCCGGTCATCGAATGTTACGTGGCCGTGGGCTTCATCACCTGCGCTGCAAGGTGGTGCTATCTACTGTGATGCGGCGAACCGGCGGCTGTATGTTGATCCGCCACATGCTGTTATCCCGACGGTAGAATCATCGCGGATACATCCTGCGTTTACTACGGCAGTAGTTGGCGCATTCGTGAACACTGACGTGGAACAAACGCTCGCGATCACGAACCCGTCAGCTACGCGGAACTTGAGGGTCAATGTGCGGTCCTGGACTTCAGGGGTTCAGTCGTCCACGACGACAGCGAACTGCGTGTGGATCTATACGATGCTGACCAGAGTGGTGGCGGGCACCCCGACCCCTGTGTACGCGTTTCCTCCTGGCCCTACTTTTGGGCGGTACCAGCATGTGAAGCAGCCTGGGATGGCTGGGACATCATGGGCATGGCCCACGGTTGATCGCCTCGAAGGCGTGTACGATATTGCGCCTGGCGCTTCCGTCACGTTCGGGATACAACCAAAAGTGTTCATTATCGCGAACCCTGACGTTACCGTATCCCCTCCTGCTAACCAGTTCCGTTACGGGATGCTAATCGAAGGGCGGACAATCTGATGCGTGAAGAACTCGTACTCGCAGTACATCCCAAAACAGGTAACCCGTGGTGGGGCACTAAACAGATCATTGATGTTACAGAATACGAACTTGTTGAAACTCTCGAGATAGTAAAGGATGAGGACGGCAACGAACAGAAGATCGTTTCCGAGGACACGGTAGAAGTAAAACGGGAAGTAGTAGTAAGTGAGCAGCTCGCCCCAGAAGGGTACAAGCCCGTCACGTACGATCAATGGGTTGCTGCATGGAAGAAAGCAACAGAAGGCGCGTTCGTCCCGCATCCTGATTTGAACGCGGCAGGAAACAAGAA